TTTGGAAGCTAAAGGAAAAAGGGAGGATTAAAAAGATTACGGTAGTTCTGGACAGGGCTGTGATGATCCGTCACCGCTCGAAGATAATATTCATGGAGAGTGTGATTGATGAGATATACTTAAATGATACACACGCAAAGTTACTACTGGTCGAGAGCACTGACTTCACAGGGGTAGCCGTGATGAGTGCAAACGCAACCATGAATTACCGAATAGAGGCCTTTTTCGTGACTGACAAGGCAGAATACATAAATACAATTAAGGAAGACTTACAACGGATATATGGCAACTCAAAATCAGTTAAATCAAATTCTTGAACTGGCAGGACTATTCTTTACGCTGGAAGAGATATCCCTCCTGGTGGAAATAGATATATCCGAGCTCCGCCGAGAAGTAAACTTTGGCCATTCAGAAATGCACGACTATTACTGGAAAGGGAAACTGTCTGCCGTTAAGGCATTAAGGATTTCAACAAAAGAGTTCGCGGAGAAAGGCTCACCACAGGCAGAAGCGCAGATGATGGAACATCTGAAACTAATGAACGAATCAGAAAAATAAATCAGATGGCACGCCCCGACTCTTTAGAATTAATCACTCAGGCACTCTTCGATGTAGAAAAGAAGAAAGCACTCTCCGACTCTGACATTCAGCTGCTGGAGAGGGTCCGCGATGTTTACACCTTTTGGTTGGAAAAGCCAACACTAACCGACACCAATATCAGGGATTACCTAATGGTGAACTTCGCTGTCTCAAAAAGTCAGGCCTACAATGATATTGCAATGATAAAGGCAGTACTCGGGAGCGTTCCAACGGCTACAAAAGAGTTTTACAGGTACAAGGCAAATCATATCCTTGATCAGGCACATGCCGCGGCAATGTCCGGCAATGATAACAAAGCCAAAGCTCTTACCAAGATAGCGGAAGCAATCGCCTACAATAACAGGACAAATGAAGATGATGGAGAGAAGCTCCCATTCAACGAGATAGTTCCGAAAGACCTATCATTTACCCTTGACCCTAGTGCAGCAGGCATCAAACCGGTTCCGGGGTTGCGTGAGAAATCGAAAAAGCTTTTCGATAAGTACAAAGATGAGATTGAACTAGACACAACAGCTTATGTCGAATTTGAAGAAGATATACTTTAACAGGGCACAACAGGAAGCCATGTTGGTCGGGGCCAATACTGAAGTGGACATTTGGGGAAGAAGGACAGGGAAATCTCACGGGATAATAGCTCCCCGGTTGGTTCGAAATGTACAGATGATGCCCGGAAGTACAGGGGCATTTGTTTCAGCAACCTTTAAGCAGGCGCACATGAGAACACTCCCTGCAATGCTAATGGGATTATCCGAAATGGGGTATAAAAGAAATGTTCACTTTGTCATAGGTAAGCGCCCACCAAAGAAACTGGGCTTTTTGAGGCCTCTGGTGGAGCCGAATAACTTCGACGATGTTGTGTCGTGGTATAACGGATCGATTCAGGTAATCATCTCCCAAGATGTAAAGATGTCATCCAACTCGATGACCCTCGACTATGTTATCGGGGACGAGGCAAAGGGGCTGAACTTCGATAAGCTCAAAGATGAAACATTCCCGGCTAATGGAGGGACACGGCGGTACTTTGGTGACTGTCCATGGCACCACGGTTACGTGTTCGTTTCAGATATGCCAGTCACAAAGTCCGGAAAGTGGCTCCTCAATTATCGGGAGAAAATGGACCCGGAGATAATCGAAACGATAAAAGGATTAATGAGTGAGTGGCACAGGCTCCAGACCCTGCCAAGCTCTGAGTACAAAGCGAGGACAATCCGGGAAACAGAAAAGTACATTGCACAGTTGCGTTCAATCGCTGTATATTATAGTGAGTGCTCCACATTTGAGAATGTTGATATAGTGGGGCTGTCATACCTCAGGCAACAGAAAAGAGATTTACCTCCCCTAATCTTTCAAACCTCCATAATGTCAAAGAGGGTTGAAAGACTCAAAGATGGGTTTTACCCGAATTTCAATGACAAGATTCATACATACATTGCCAATAACAATAAACCACTTATCAATAACCTATACAAGTTCGACAATGAAATGGACTATGGGTGTCTGCTCGATGCAGACCTTGATACCAAGTCACCAATAACAGGAGCTTTCGATTATAACTCAAATATAAACTGGCTGGTGGTTGGTCAGAGGGATGGACTAAAGTTCAAGGTTCTAAAGTCCTTTTATGTGAAGTACACAAGGAAGCTAAGAGAGCTCATTGATGATTTCTGCCACTATTACCGGCACCACCAGACACGTGAGTTTGTTTACTATTACGACAATACTGCTCTTGGTTCAAATTACGCTGTTAATAACGATGACTTCGCCTCGGTTATATGTGATCAGCTGACTAAGAACGGATGGAAAGTGACAAAGATGCACATCGGGAATCCGATGAAGCATCATGAGAAGTTTAACATTCTGAATGAATGTTTCACAGGTGCAAAACACTTGCTTCCTGTACTGAATAGAGAGAACAACGAAGCATTGATAATATCAATATCCCTGGCAGAAGTTGTAATATCCTCGCGAGGATTTCAGAAGTTCAAAGGTGGGGAGAAGTTAGCAGAGAGTGAGGACGACCCACTCGAATACCGAACAGATGGTTCAGACGCTTTCGATACTTTGGTGTTGGGGAACTGCCTATATCCTTACAGAACAGGAGGGTTCGGAATAGGCTCGTCACTCACATAGAATTGTATCACAAGGGGACACAAATCAAGGGGCTTATGCCCCTTTTTTTTGTTGTGATGGGGTTCAGGACGGAGAGTTCAGGCATATATCGTAATTTATTTGAGGGTGCAATTGCATTTTTTCGACAGGGCGGTGCAGGGTATACACTCCCAACAAAACAGCTGAAGCTATTTTTTTGGATTTGTTTTTTTGATTTTCACGCGGATGGGATTTCCAAGATTGGAAACCGCTGTTCTCCCGAAGGGGCTTCTTTCTGATGTCAGCAGAAAGAAACAAAGACTGAGTGGAGTACTGAACACTGCCCGTGAGGGCTTCTTTCTGAGTTCGCCAGAGAAGAAGCAAAGAGCGGAGAAGCATATGTATATTAAATTATATGATTTTTTATTGAAAATTATTGCATAGTTCTGAAAATAAATAGAATAAAGTATGAAGTTATATTTGTAAATAGAAAATCAAAATTATAACTTTGTGATTAATAATACATAACACATGAAAATCAAACCTCATATTATTTCTTTATCCATAGTTTCCTTATTAGCGCTAACATTTAGTTGTAAGAAAGAGGCACCCGATGTTATCCCAACATTAACAACTTCTGCAATCACAAATATCATTGAAACTAACGCAACAAGTGGTGGTCGCATTACAAGTGATGGCGGAGCCTCAATAATATCTCTAGGAGTATGCTGGAGCACTAACCAAACTCCAACAATTGCCAATTCGAAAACTGTTGAAACATTGGGTAAAAGAATTTTTTCTAGTTCAATCTTTGGATTGACTCCAAATACAACCTATTATGTAAGAGCTTATGCTACAAATAGTGTTGGGACTGGATATGGAAATGTAATTTCTTTTACTTCACAAAGCGGAATTATTTTTAATCCAGGTCTCACATATGGCTCAGTTAAAGATATTGATGGGAATATTTATAAGACAATAATAATTGGTAGTCAGACATGGATGGCAGAAAATCTTAAAACCACCAAATACTGTAACGGAGATTTAATAGGTACAACAACTCCTGCGAAATTAGACATATTAGCTGAAAGTACGCCTAAATACCAATGGGCTTATCCTGGAAATGAGAATAATGCTGCCATTTATGGCCGGTTGTATACTTGGTTTTCAGCAACCGACAGTCGTAATGTTTGTCCAACTGGATGGCATATACCTACAGATTCCGAGTGGACTACACTTATTAATTATTTGGGAGGAGAAAATATAGCTGGGGGCAAACTAAAAGAAGTTGGTACAAGCCACTGGATAAGTCCAAATACAGATGCAACCAATAGCAACGGTTTTACTGCCCTACCAGGTGGCTATCGTCACTTCAGTGGCTCATTCGAAGATTTTGGCTACTTCGGGCGCTGGTGGAGTTCGACTGAGCGCGGCGATTTAAACCCAGTCTGGTACATATGTCTGGAGAACTATTTCAGCATTGCAAAGAGATACAATTTCGGCAATAAGAAGAACGCGTATTCTGTGCGTTGTGTTAAGGATAATTAAATTATTGGAAACTGCCATACTCCTGTGAGGTCTTCTTCCTGAGTTCACCAGAGAAGAAGCAAAGAGCGGAGAAGTGGATGAATATTGAGTTTTGTGACATTTTAGTTGAAATATTATTGCAATACTCTGAAAATAAATAGAATAATATATGAAGTTATATTTGTAAAACGAAAATCAAAATTATAACTTTTTGATTAATAATACTTAACACATGAAAACCAAACTCCGAATTATTTCAGTTGTCATAGTTTCTTTACTATTGACACTAACATTTAGTTGTAAGAAAGAAG